CTAAGCAAGGTGGAACCATTGGGGCCAGTAAGCCATACAAAGCCACATACTGGTGCGAAGAGCTGAAGGAGATCCTTCGATCTAGCACACTTAGTTATTTTCCGTTCATTGTGCCTCGTTGGGCAAAACTGCCCGGCGAGGTTCTCGGACGCTCTCCTGCGATGACGTGCCTTAGTACGATTCAGATGGTGAACAAGATGCGCAAGGAGATCATCAAGAGCGCCGAGATCTCAAATGCCCCACCACTGTCCGCAGAGGAAGACACGATCATGCTTCCGTTCAGTTATGGTAGTCGTCAGATGATTTGGCGCGAACCAGGGGCGCCCGCCCCTGAAGCGGTCCTATCAGGTAGCCAGCCGAACCTTACGCAGGAGATGATCAATCAGGATCGTGACACTATCGTGAAAGCATTCTTCGTGGATCAGATCATCCGTGACCAGAAGAAGGAGCGGCAGACTATTTTAGAGATTCAGGATGAACGTGGTCAGATGCTCCAGCAGCTCGGACCACTACTGTCTCGTCAAGAGAATGAGTTCCTGGCACCTTGTATTGAAGCACAGTTCGACTTTTTGGACAAAGGTAAAAAGCTTCCCCCTGTGCCTGAATCGTTAAAAGATCATGACATGGAGATCGTCTATACGAGCCCTGCTGCACAGGCTCAGTACTCCACAGGGATGTCAAATATCTCGGCCATGCTCGGGGACATTATTCCACTGGCACAGGCCAAGCCTGAGATCATGGACAATATCGACGACAACGAACTTTTCGCTGAGATCGCCCGCTTACGTAATGTGACTCGCCGTGTTATTAAGTCCAAGGATGACGTGAACGCTATGCGTGAAGAACGTGCTGAGGCTGAACAACAGCAGCAGACAATGAACAACATTCCCGGAATGGCGGGAGCAGCCAAGGACATAGCCGATGCCAAGGCGACCGATCCTGAAGGTATTGACGCTATGCTTCAACTATGATAAAGAAAACACTGAACGCTCTTGACCGACTCAAGAAACGCCGCCAGATGCGGGACGACCTCCAGACAATTCTGGAGACACCTCACGGTGAGCGTTTCTTTAAACAATTTCTCAAGGACTGTGGGGTGACCCGTTCGCGGTTCAGCCTCGATCCTTACGAAATCACGGCAGCGGAGGCGACTCGTCGTCTTGCTATGTCATATCTACACCTGCTGGGGAAAGAAGATCCGCAGCATCTAATTAACATCATCGAAGAAGAACAATAACATGCTACTACGACCACATACAGTTTTACGCGAAGAAGATGGCGGAGGAGAACCTGTGCCCACTGGAGGTATTGGCGGGGGAGGACCCACGCCTGCTGCACCAGCTCCGCCCACTGGAACAATGGACTTCGCGTCCGAGGACACTTTCAAGGCGTTCGTTGGCTCGCTACCTGAGGAGCAACGGGAGCTTGGTATCTTTAAAGACACCAAGAACTTCAGCTCACTGGTGGACCAAACGCTCAACGCGCAGTCCGCTCTCGGTAAGAAGCGTCTCGAAGCCCCTAATGAGAACTGGGGTGAGGAGGAATGGACAAGCTTCTACTCGAACGTCCGTCCTGAGACCGCTGACGCATATACTTTTGCTGAGTCTTATGATGTGGCTCGAGGAGATGAAACAGTGGCCCACAAGCTCTCGGAGACAGATATCACTGAGCTACGTGCTGTAGCAGACCAACTGAATCTCTCAACACAGCAGGCCAATAAGCTTGGTGAGGTATGGGCGAACAAGACCGTTGGCTCCAGTGGCGAGCTGGATAGTCAGATCAAGGAATCTGTCACCGCGCAGCAGCGCCAGCTCCAGAACGAGTGGGCGGATAATTATGAGCTCAACCATAAATCAGCCAATGAAGCTTTTGAGATTTTGGCTGAGAAGGTCCCTGAGTTACGCGACTTGGTCCAATGGTCCCCTATTGTGGAAAACCACCCCGGTATCATGAAGCTGTTCCACACACTTGCGCCACTGGTCCAAGATGCTGGAATGGTCTCTGGAGGCCAAGGCGGCGGATTCAGCGGGGATACTGTCGCAGGTGTTGCGGCCCAGATTAAGGACTTCGACGCGCAGCACAGTGATATTATTATGGCCGATCCAGGGGGTCTATCTATCGCGGATAAGCTCAAACGCGAAGACATTCTGAAGAAGCGCACCGCGCTCTACCATAAAAAATACGCTTTATAGGTATCTAAGGTTGACTCTGTAACAAATTTAGGGCTGTCTCATCTATAGAGGCAGCCCTTTTTGGGTCTCTGGAAAGCTGTAACCAGCCGTTGGTAACGTAAAACTAGAAGAGTCCGAAAGGGCAGCTCCTCGAACCTAAAACTTCGCAGGGCATGAAGCTCTCCGAGCAATAAACTTCTATTTATACATATTATGAGCCTGAATCCAGGAACTCCAGAATCCATCGAAACCTCATTCGTGAACCAGTTTCGCGAAGGTTTCCAGCTCGGTTTTGAACAAACCGTGTCTAAACTCGACCCATTGGTCGAACATGAATCGCAAGCCGCTGAATACGATTATTGGGATCGCATTGGCGAGGCGGAAGAAATGCAGGAGGATAACACTCGTTACTCCGATAACCCTGTATCCGAAATTCCACACGACAGACGTCGTATCGGCCTGAAGTCTTACGACATCGGTAAGATCGTGGATGAGAAGGATCTCATGCGTGTCATCACTGACCCGAAGAATCCTTACTCCATGAAGATGCTTGCCTCGGGTAAGCGCAAACGTGATGACATCATTAACGAAGGCTACTACGCTCCTGCGTATACAGGCAAATCGGGTGATACTGTCATCAACTACTGCGTGGCTCCTACGGATCTCGATAGCACTACAGTCACTGTCGGTGAAGTCAGCAACGGCTCTTCGAACAAGATCCTTGCTACGGCTGGTCGTTATACACTCAAGGCTGGCCAGTACGAAGGTTGTTCTGTTGGTGCTAACTTCACCCTTACAGGTGATGCAGGAGCTTATGGTCTCACCATCGACAAGCTCAAGGCACTTCGCACCACAATGCTACGTCTTGAAGCAATCGACGAAAACACCAGGCTAGACTGTGTGATGACTTCCTACCAGTGGGAAGAACTTCTCGCCTTCGATGAGATTACCAATGCAGATTACTCTATTAAAAAGAGTCTCGCAGATGGTAATCCTACCAGTGTTCTCGGATACAACTTCCGCCTCAGCGAACGTCTTCCTATTGTAGGCGACGAGCGACGTGTTCGCGTCTCCTTGCCTTCGGCACAGAAACTTGCAATTGGCCAAGAGCTAGTTGGTGACATCTGGCGCCTGTCCGGTAAGAAGAAAGCTCCTTACATCTACTACAAGCAGACCATTGGTACTTCCCGCATGTGGGGTGAAGTTGCTGGTGAAATCCGCTGCACAGAGGCGTAAGTCAACATTAACCCAATACTATAAAATATTATGGCTGCTATCGTTTTCGATACAATCGCTTCGACCGAACTTACTCAAGTTCGTGGTCAAGGTCACAATCCGCTAAGTCCCATTGATGATGGTGCTCGCGTTCGCATTAAACGCTTCAACTACCTGGCAACAGCAGCTGAAGCAGTGGATACACGTATTGAACTCGTGGAGCTTCCAGCAGGTGCTGTGGTCATTGAAACTGTTCTCAGTGCAATGGCTCTCAGTAACGCCGCAGAGCTCTCCGTTGGATATACACTCAAAACCACTCCAGTGGATACTTACGAAGCTTCGCTGCTTGCAGCAACAGCTGTCGCGGTATCTTCGGGGGTAGCCCTTCGCGGAAACGCGGTAGGTACTGATGGTATTCAGAGCGTCTACGCAACTACTTCGGTAGGTGCCCTTGCCGCTGATGACACCTTTGCAGGATTCATCCTGTATGTGGTTAACACCTAACAAAAACCGAGGGCCCGTCCTGGCATGGGCGGGTCCTCACCCTTTTTTATGGCAACAGAGCTTGAGATCGCAAACGCCGCCGTCGCTGAAGTCGGTGGGCACGAAACAATCACAGACCTCGACGAATCGTCGGCTGAGGCAAAGGTGGTTAAGCCTGCGCTCGCTCGCGCCATTCTATACATCGCTGCGAAATGGGACTGGCCCGTTGCACGTAAACGTGAACTCCAAGTAGCTGACGTCACTTTTACCGGAGACTCTCGTTTTGAGTTTCGATTCACCAGTAAGCGCAATGGGACATGGCGCTACGAAACAGAGGATGGCTCTATCCTCACTGATTTTGAACTCTCGAACGGTTATGTCTATACGAACTGCGAGAACACGTATTTCCGATACACAGATGTGGACACCACGGACGTCACGGTATGGCCCGAGGTACTTACACGGGTCCTTGAATACTACCTCGCCTCGCGCATCTCTGTCCCACTGTCCGCAGGGGAAGATACTCGCGACAAGATGGACCGCCTGTATCGTCAAGAGCTGAAAGACGCTAAATCACAATTTTCAAGGCAGGGACCGCCACAGACCTACATGAGCGACGCCCAGTCACAATTCATAGAAGCTCATCAAGGCAATGGCATCATATAATCCGATAACAACAGATTTTACAGGAGGTTTAATGGGCCCTTACATGAGGGGGCGCCTCGATGTTGATAAGTTCAACAAGGGTCTTCAACGTATGGAAAATTTCATTCCTTCAATCCAAGGCCCTGCAAAATATCGCGAGGGATTTGAATGGATTGAAGATTCTGTGGTAGGAAACGTGAGATTGATTTCATTCTCAATTAATAATGAGAACCGCTTTATCCTTCGGTTGTCTGAAGGACTTCTTCATGTATATAGCACAGACGGCGTTTTGCTCTATGTACGACAAGACGGAGTGGATGGGGTAACAGTACCTTACCTTGACTCGGAGATTCCTGATGTTCGTTATTCCCGCGAGTCAGAGAAGATGGTGTTCACACACACGAACCACCCACCTTTCGAATTGTCCGCGAACACAGTCTTTGACTCAGTGGCACTTTATTCTACGGAGACAACCCCGCCACCTGATAACTACAGGCTTTTGGATATCAACGGCGTCGAGCTCTTCGCAGGATCAGCAGGATCAGCAGGTCTTACACCATGGACTTTCAGCGAGATAGAATACACCTCCCATCCATTTGAGAAAATCAACACTACGGATGTGGTCATGCGTATCGACCCGGCTAAGGAGGTCGTCCGGCTTGAATCAACAGCTAATGATTTTACCTTCACTGCGGCACAAATCACTGACATGGCACTCAGGCCCTATTATGTAGAGTATAAGGTAGCCAATCAATGGTCCCTTGGCCGTGTCCTGACACTTGCCACGAATGAAGAAGGCGTTGCAGGACCTGCCGATCCAGCCGGTACAGTCTGCTATGTTGATCCTGTGGATTCCGTAGTAAATGTGAAAGATCCTTCAGTTCGCCTGTTTGGGCTCAAGGGAACAGGTACTACAGGTCCTGATGTTCCTACGTGGCAGCGTGAGGATGGTGTTCCTGATGGTAAGTGGCATGTCCGCGCAGACGTTGCAATTTTCGAGACTTCCAACATCGGCGCATGGATACGTGTTGGAGGGGATAAGCTCTTCACAAACGTATGCGAACCTACGCAACGCACAGACACGGCTAACTCTACACAAGACGGCCTAGCTCGATGGTTTTACTTAAAGGACTATAGGGGTCTCGAAGACCACCCTGTTGATTTCTTTTACGACACGTTGGCTGATGGAGAATATGACGCTGGAACCGTGTATCAGGTTTACGAATGGGGCGCTGCTTCAGAGATAGCAGTATATAATCTTACAGGTACCGCCGATTCCAATCGCACCGCCCTTGTCAATGATGGGGGAGGCACCTGGCGTTTCACCATGAACTATAAGATCGAGCTCAAGACGGGGGCTAGTGTGACAGGACTCATTATCGCCAATATGTCTACTCAGCGCCAGTTCGATGTGTTTGAGGCAGACGAGACTCAGGTGGTGACTGAGGACACCACAGGAACGCTGGAAGCGGCAGGGACATTACGAGCCACGACAGGAACTGTCTCGGTCTACGATCTCACCAACGACTCAGCTGGACTGGCTTCTCATACAACCACACTTTATGCAAGCACAGCGGTATTTTCTAACACACGCGACACGGGTCGTTATTTCTTTGGTAACTTGGTTGATAAGTGGGTGCTTCTGCGCATCACTTCTACTCTATCTACTAACGCCACCTGTGACGTCTTATCGGACATCCCACGAGACGCCCTTACAGGGGAAATCAATAATAACGGAGTCTTTACAGAATACCGATGGGGCGCCTGGTACGATAACAACTGGCCCATGGCTGTCTCCTATTACGAGCAGCGTAGAGTCTACGCCGGGTCGAAGAATGACCCCAATCTGGTATGGCTCAGCAACACAAAGGATGATACCGACTTTCGTACAGTGGAGCCTGATGGCACCGTGCTCGACACCACTGGCATCACCTACCCTCTCGGAACATCTTCCACCATTATTCGGTGGCTGGAATCGGGTCCAACCCTGATTGTAGGTACTGAATCGAATGAATGGCAGCTGAGACCAAACGAGTTCTCAGCTGCCATCACTCCGAGCAATATCCGCATCACGCAGGAGACTTCTATTGGCTCCGTCTTACAGGGTATGCGTATCGGCTCCTCAGTGTTTTTCCCTCATATCAGCGGACGAAGGTTTGTAGAGTTTGTTTTTGATTTCCAGACACAGTCATTCGACACGAAAACCACCACTAAACTGGTACCTACGCTTTTTGACAGTGATCCAATCGTTTCTTTCTCATACCAAGCAAACCCGCATTCAGTGTTTTGGATTGTTACGCAATCTGGACGTTTAATTACGCTAACTTATCGTAAAGAGGATGACTATTATGCATGGGCCGAACATGTTACCGATGGTTCAGTTATTGAGGTTGAGGTTGTTCCAAAGGGAGATACTGAAACATCTGAGGACCAGCTCTGGTTAGTCGTGGAACGCGCAGGCGTAAGATTAATGGAACGCATGCATGTATCGTTTACGGATGATGGTGATGATAATTTCAAAGGAGAGGCTGCTTACCTTGATTCTTATTCTCGGAGCCCTAAGAAGGGGTACGTTACCGCTCCAGAAACAGACATAGTTGTGCCCTCAAGATTACTAGATGAACAGGGCTGCGTTCGCACGGTTATTGATGGTCTTGATTATGGCTGCCTTCCTGTGCTAAATGGTCTCGTGGTCCTTCCCGAAGGCGTCACAGTCACTAAGTATTCTCTGGTAGGGCTTTCTTACACAGGCGTCCTTCAAGGGAACCCTCTTGGTATTGAAACACGGGGTGGTAACGCTTATGGCCAGATCACTCGATACGTGAAACAGTGGTTCTATGTGTTTCGAAGTCTCGGATTCAAGCAAGGCTTTACCGAGGCAGGTGCTTTGGATATTACGAAACATCTTGATGCAGCGCCTGCCGGGGAGTCACCGCCGTTGTTCACAGGATTCACCAAAGAAAAAACATTGCCTGCATCACAGTATTCAGTGGACAATGTCCCTATGCTTATCCAAGATCAGCCGTATCCACTCACTGTCATATCAGCCATAACGGAGGTCGAAGTAAAATAATATGGGAGCACCTGTCTTTTTAGCTATATCAGCATTCTCCAGCGTCGCATCAGGTGCGGTAGGGTATCTAGGTGCCCAGCGAGCAGCGACGGCAGCGGAACATCAGGCGACGGCCGCCGAGCAGATGGCGAACTACAATGCGCAGGTTGCCATGAATAATGCAG